AAACAAAAAAGAAAATGTCAGAATCTCTTGTTGGATTATTTGCTGGTGAGAACCATCCTTTATGGGGTACTCATCACTCAGAAGAAACTAGAACAAAAATAGCAGAGTCTCAAATTGGAAAAAAAAAGAAAAAATTCAAGTTCAAAATATTTTGGTGTAACAAAGAAAAATACCAATGGTCATATTTATTGGCACGCTTATGTTACAGCAAATAGAAAACAACATTATATTGGAAATTTCAAAACAGAATTGGAAGCTGCTCAAGCATATAACTCTTATGTGAAAGCAAATAATTTACCAAACCCTTTGAATCAAATATAGAAATATCTAGGGAATGGGGAAGAGGAGGTGGTTACTATTAATTCCGAGAACAGTGAAATCCAAACAGAAAACAAAGATGAACAAGGACAAGAAAAAACGGGGATGGAAAAAAGATTATCAAATCTAAAACCATTCAAACCGAATAACCCAGAGACAGGAGAACGTGACGAAAGAATTAATCGGAATGGTGCACCTCGTAAAGGCAAAGCTATTTCTGAGCAGATTGCTTTAGCAGTCGAGATGACTGTAGGTGATGTCCTGAAAATTGTGGGACGTAAATCAAGGTTCGGAAAAAGGCTTGCATCCTTTCCAGCAGATATGACGATGAAACAATTGATTGCTGTGATGAGTGCGTTAGACGCGGCACTTAACCCGAATCAAGCAAAAGTGCTGAACTTAATTACAACTAGATTGGAAGGGAAGGAAAGTGATAAAGGTTATGGTGATGATAATACTTCTGAATTCAAACCGATCTCACTTCCTGCTGAAAACATTCCAGCTAACTTCACTGATCTATATAGAGATATTCTTAATCATGGTCACACAGAGTACCTATTACGGGGTGGAAGATCGAGCGGTAAATCTACGACTTTGGCACTAATCTTAATTGTTCTCTTCGTGAATGATCCCGAATGTAATATCTTAGTTACACGTCAAGTAGCAGACACATTGAGATCAAGTTGCTATAACACTCTGAAATATGCAATTTCAACTCTAGGTCTTGATGATGATTTTCATGCAACGTTATCGCCATTAGAAATCAATTATAAAGACGGAAGAAAGATTTTCTTTAGGGGTCTAGATGCACCTGAGAAACTAAAAAGTTTACGTTCTGAAAAAGGCAAGATCAAAATAGTTTGGTTCGAAGAAGTTACTGAAGTGAAGTCAGGGCAGGAAGGGATTAGAAACGTTGTACAGAGTGCCATACGCGGAACAGATGAAGGAACAGTATTTCTGAGCTATAACCCTCCTCGTCAACGAAATGCATGGATCAACAAATATTCATCAATTCCTAGATCATATCGTTATGACCATTATTCATGTTATTTGGATTTGCCGAAGGAATGGGTGGGTAAGGCGTTTATGGATCAAGCAGAGCATTTGCGCGAGGTCAACGAGTCGGCATATAACCACGAATATTTGGGACATGATAACACTGAAGGATCAATGATCTTTCCCAACGTTGTGCTCAGAGAGATTACAGATGAAGAAATCTCTCGATTTGAGAATCCAGCAATGGGAAAAGATTTTGGCTGGTTCCCTGATCCGCTAGTATGGGTCAAAACATACTATGATCCTGCTCGATTGACTCTATATATTTATGACGAATATCGAACTTGGAAAACATCAAACAGAGATGTTTATGAATATCTTGTAAAAGAGAAGAACGTTAACCCAAATGATCTTATCATTGGCGACAGCGCGAGTCCAAAAGATATTGCTGATTTTTGTAATATGGGTTTGTACATGATTGGGGCTGAAAAAGGTGCTGATAGTTTAAAGTATTCTTATAAGTGGCTTCAGAGTCTTAAGGCAATAGTCATAGACAACGTTAGAGCACCAGAAACAGCTAAAGAATTTCTTGAAGCTGAATTTGAGCGAGACAAAAATGGGGATATTATCACGACTTATCCAGATAAAAACAATCATGGAATCGATGCTGTAAGGTATTCTCAGAATCTTGTGTGGCGTCAAGGTGGTCAATAATAACAATAAGAAAAAGAAAGGAAGTATTGTGAGTAATAAAAATAAAAAACAAACAAATAAATCTAAATATAAATTCAAAACGATTATTATTTTGATTGTTATAGTGTTATCTGTTTTCTCTCTTGGAATTGGTGTTATACAAACAAACAACACTACACAAACGAACACAGATATAAATAACACCAATTCCAATCCAAATTTAATTCCAACACATATTCCAACACAGACTCAAACACCTATTTCAATTGAACCTTCAATTCCTAATACCGACTCTGATTATTCAAATGGGGTAGGAATTACGGTTGAAGACAATGTGATTATAGGGAATGAATTACCAATGTGGGGAACTATATGCACAAAGACAGGAGTCTTCGGAAATCCTTATGGTTTATCCAAATCTTTATATATATTACCAGTCGGTGAGGTTGTAAGACTTCACGAATTATCCAAAGACGGAAGTGGATGGGTGAGCATTAAGGCTGCAAATTGGATTCCAATGACTGCCTTGTGTGATTGGTAGTAATAGAGGAGGGCATAATAAGACAATGATTTTTCAACGGTTTATATCTCTGGTGAAGGAGGCAATAAGTAAACTAAAAATGTTTTTCAATAATAACAACTTAAAACAAGCCCTCAATGGTGCGGATATTCTTGTATCGAGTGAGATGCAAGCGGCTATACAGAAGTGGGCTGCTATGTATGTGAATCAAGCATCGTGGATTAAAAACGGTGTTGTTTCGATGCAACTTCCTGCTACTATTTCTAGTGAATTGGCTAGGTTAGTTACTATCGAAATGGATGTAAATGTAAGTGGTTCTGCAAGAGCCAATTTCTTACAAGAACAAATCAAAAGGATTCTTCCAAAACTCAATGAACAGGTTGAGAAGGGATTGGCTTTGGGAGGTTTGATAATTAAGCCATACGTTAAAAATGATAATCTTGCCGTAGACTTCGTAAGGTCAGATCAGTTCATTCCAACTGCATTCGACAGTAATCAAAATCTAATGGGATGTGTCTTTATTACTCAAATCCAAAAAGGTAGCACATTCTATAATAGGCTTGAGCATCATTCTATTGGAACATTTAGTGATGAAAGTGGTGAAATAATTAGGGGATGTTCAATATCAAATATGGTTTTCAGAAGTTACTCTGCTAACTCATTGGGAAATAAAACATCGCTTCAGGAAGTTCCTGAATGGGCCGATATTTCTGAGTTTGGTGTTATCAAGGGTGCTGAACAACTGTTGTTTGGGTATTTCCGTCCTGCTTTTGCAAATAATATCGATCCTAATTCACCATTACCCGTTTCGTGCTATTCTCGTGCTGCTGATTTGATTGAACAAGCAGATAAACAATTCTCAAGATTATGTTGGGAGTTTGAATCGGGTGAGAGAGCCATTTTCGTAGACCAACAGGCTTTTGATATTGATCCTAAAACAAAGAAGCCAATCTTACCAAGTCTGAAGGAACGACTCTATCGAACACTAAAAAGAACGGGCGGCAACGTAGGAGATAAACAACAACTATTCCAAGAGTTTTCACCTGAATTCAGAGAAGCATCGATTCAAAGTGGTTTGAATACCATGTTGAAGACGATTGAATTCCTGTGTGGACTCTCAGCAGGAACCATCTCTGATCCTCAACAAGTAGCACTTACGGCTACCGAAATCAAGATGGGACAGCAAAGAACGGCTGCAACTATCCGAAATAATCAAAAAGCATTAGAAACGGCCATAAATGATTTACTTTATGGAATGGATGCTTATTGTGATGTTTATGGATTAGCACCTATCGGTAGTTATGTTGCGACATATGATTGGGACGATTCTATTATTGTTGATAGCACAATGCAGTTCGTGCAAGATTCACAAGTAACTACAATGGGAGTCATGCCAAAATACATTTTCGCCATGCGTACCTATAAAATTGACGAAGAGACCGCTAAGAAATGGGTGGAAGAAGCACAATCAGAATCACCTTCTCTCGGTAGTTTGTTTGGTGGTGGTAATGTTAATAGTGATATGAATGGTGAAATGGGTAGTGATATGGGTAGTGATATGGTAGGTGCGTAAACATCAATAGTCAAAGAAAGGAGGGTGGATTATGGATATTGTTTCGGGGGTTTACCAAATAACTAATACCGTGAATGGACATAGATACATTGGATCGGCTGTGAATTTTAAGAAAAGGTGGGATGTACACAGACGTTCATTGTCAAAAGGCAATCATCATTCTAGTTATCTTCAACGAGCTTGGAACAAGTATGGATCAGATTGCTTTGAATTTTCAGTAATTGAAAATTGTGAAAAACCAATATTGATTCAGCGTGAACAATTTTATATGGATACATGGCATCCTGAATACAATGTATCGCCTACTGCTGGAAGTCCATTGGGAACTAAGCACTCAGAAGAAACAAAGAAGAAAGTTAGTGCCGCTGGAAAAGGTAGAAAGTTTTCGGAAGAGCATAAACAAAAGATAAGTAACGCCCTCAAAGGAAGAACTTTTTCTGAACAAACCAAAGCAAAAATCGGACGAAAGAGCATAGGAAGGGTCTTTTCTGATGAAGCTCGAAAAAAAATGAGTGAAGCTGGTAAAAGACGTGAACATAAACGTGGTTATCAATTATCATCTGAATCTAAACAGAAAATAAGAGACTCACTGATTGGAAACAAAAGATCATTAGGACGTACTTCTTGGAACAAAGGTAAAACTGGTTTATGGTTTGCGTCGAATGATACACGTCAAAAGATGTCTGAAACGAGAAAAGGTAAAAAACATACCGAAGAATCTAAACGAAAAATGTCTAAAGCAAAAAAGAAATGGTGGGAAGCGAGGCAAAATGCTCACATCTGACCAGTTGGATTCTATCTCTTCTTCCATCGTTGATATATATACAGAATTTGAAAGCACCGTAATTCAAGATATCGCTCGTAGATTATCAAATCTATCATTTGACTCGGCTTCATGGGCAACACAAAGAATTATAGAATCTGGTGCTGTTTATGAAAACGTTATAAAAGAACTTTCTAAATTAACTGGTAAGTCAGAAAAAGAGTTACGTTCCATTTTCAATCAAGCAGGAGTTAAATCAATCAAGTTTGATGATTCCGTTTATAAAGAAGCAGGATTAAAGCCCCTTCCATTAAATCTTAGTCCAAGCATGGCAAAAGTGTTAGCCGCTGGTTTGGATAAGACTCGTGGGGTAATGAAGAACCTAACTCTTACGACTGCTATTAACTCACAGCAAATGTTTATTAAAGCAGCAGACCTAGCATATCTCAACATTTCATCCGGAACGCTTTCATACCAACAAGCCATGAAGAATGCCATCAAAGGTATCGGCTCTAGTGGGCTGAAAATATCGTATCCATCGGGACATAAAGATTCTTTAGATGTGGCCATGAGAAGGACTCTGCTCACTGGTGTAGGTCAAACTACTGGGAACTTACAATGGGCTAGGGCAGATGAAATGGAATGTGATTTGGTTCAAGTATCTGCTCATGCAGGGGCAAGACCATCACATGCAGCTTTTCAGGGCAAGATATTCTCTCGTTCTGGAAAGAGTAAAAAATATCCCGATTTTGTTGAATCAACTCATTATGGGGAAGGGGATGGACTCGGCGGTTATAACTGTCGTCATTCCTACTTCCCGTACTTCGAAGGTATATCCGAAAACGCATATGATAGGGAAACTCGAAATGAATATGCTAAAAGGAAAGTTACTTATAACAATGAAAAGATTAGCATGTATGAAGCCAGTCAAAAACAACGCGAACTGGAACGAACTATTAGGATGTGGAAACGGCAATCGGAATCATTGAAGGTTGCTGGTTTAGATAATACATTTGAGGCTGGAAAAGTATCCCAGTATCAAGGATTGATGAGGGATTTTATCGCTCAGACAAAGTTAGATAGGCAAGCGATTCGTGAACAAATATAAACAAACAAATATAAACAAACAACATAAACAAATATAAATAAATAGATAACTCTATTTAGGGTTATTCGGGGGAAACGACCGTTAACTATTTTTCAACAGTAAGTAAGACAATTTATTTCAGTTAATAAGTGTGCAATCTTATTTTTATTGTTGCACATTTACTAAAAAATTCGTTACTCAGAACGTACAAACTGAGAACACTCATGGACGTAACCATGTAAATCTATCGTAGTGTATGAAAGGAGATATTTTATGAAGCGTGAACAACTCGTACAACTAGGGGTGGCTGAGAATCTAATTGAAGAAATTATGAAACTTCATGGGTTGGATATCAATAAAACGAAGGAAGACCTACAAACAGCAACCACTAATGTCGAAACGCTGACAAATCAACTGAAAGAAGCCAACAATGCAATTGAAGGTTTCAAGTCGGTCGATGCAGAGGGGTTGAAGAAGTCCATTACGGATTGGGAAACAAAATATGCTCAATTACAGAAGGAGTCTGCCGAAAATTTAACGAAAGTTAAATACGACACTGATCTTGCTGCCGCTTTGAAAGAAGCAAAGGCGAGAAATCCTAAATCTGTAAGGGCATTACTTGATGAAGCTACACTCAAGTATGATCCCGAAAAACGTATGTTCGAAGGACTTCAAGAACAATTGAATATTTTGAAAGAGAAAGAAAGTTATCAGTTTGAGGGTACTAAGGAAACTAAGACTCTCGTTTCTGGTGAGGGAAAGTTGAAAACTGTGTCGGGTGACAAGATGGCAGATGCCATTAGGCAGGGTGCAGGTTTACCCGCACAATAATCTATTTCTATTAATACAAAAATTCTAATAATTATAGGAGATTTATACAATGGCGAACTCAATTGGTTTAGCTGAGAAATTTTTACCTGTTTTGGATGAACTCTACAAGGTTTCATCTCTTACGGCTCGTATGGATGCTCAGACGTTGGATTTCACGTCTGGTAATGTTGTGAAAGTTCTGAAACTTTCGACGGTTGGTTTGGGAACATATAGCCGAGCCACTGGTTATGCGGCTGGTGATGTTACTGCTTCTTGGGAAGCATTCACGCTCGCTAATGATCGTGGTCGTAAGTTCACGATTGATGCAATGGATGACGAGGAAACTTTGGGCCTGACTTTTGGAAAACTTGCGGGTGAGTTTGTTCGTACCGCTGTTGCCCCTGAAATTGATGCGTGGCGTTTCCACAAGTATGCTCAGACTTCTAGCATTCTTGCTGCAACTCCTGCAACTCTGTCTGCTACAACGGTTTTGGCTGCGATTGATGCGGCTCAGTTGGCAATGGACGAAGCAGAAGTTCCCGCTGAAGGTCGTATTCTGTATGTGTCTGCAACCGTGAATTCTTTCTTGAAGGCTGCTCTGACTCGTGTTTTGAGCACCGAGAAGTCTGCTGATCGGCGTGTTGTGAATCTGGACGGTGTTGATATTGTGTCGGTTCCTCAGGCTCGTTTCTACACCAAGATTACTCTTGACGCTGGTGCTTCTGCTTCTGCTGGTGGTTTTGCAAAGGCGAATGATGGAAAAGACCTCAACTTCATGCTTGTTCACCCGACTGCTGTGTGTCAGGCTGTAAAGCGTGAGAATCTGAAAGTTATTGCACCTGAAAACAATCCGGATGCCGATGGCTATTTGGTTGCTTTCCGTGAATATCATGATGCATTTGTTTATGAGAACAAGGTCAACGGTATTTATATTCATAACAAGGCGTAGTCAGTAAGTTTCAAAACTATAAAAGGGGGCATGTAAAAGTGCTCCCTTATCTCAAACAAAAAGGATGGTGAATAATGGCTTACTCACAAATTCAAGGTTCTGACTGGCTTGCACAACTGAATAGCAATTTCAGTGTCATTGAAAACGCAGAACTTATCGAACTTGCATCTGACGCAGAAACAATTACTGGCACAGATGCTACAAAAGGTGTGACTCCCGCTGGTTTACAGGCTAAGGTTGCTTCTGCTACCGCCAAAGGCATTGCAGAATTGGCAACAAGTGCAGAAACGATTACTGGTACTGATACTGCTCGTGTAGTTACACCTGCTGGTCTAAAGGCTACGTTGGATGCGAGAATGATTTCTGGCAAACATACTGCTACGGCTGGCGAAGCAACTGCTGAAACTTTGGAAATTGCTACTGGACTTGCTGGTGCGACTGGATTTATTGTTCAGATTTTCCGATCTGGTGTAATGGTTATGGCTGATGCGGCAGTTTCAATTCTTGCTGGTGCTTTGACTGTTGCAAATGGTGCTGCAACCTACGATGTTACAGAAGGCGATGTAATTAATTGGATTGTTTTCTAACAATCATAATACTTTTAAACATTATCCCTTACCTCAACAATGGGGTAGGGGATGATAGAAAAGGATGGTGAAATGACAACTAGTTATGCTGATTTTACTTATTACACAGGAACATATTTAGGAAACACCATATCTGAAACTGCTTTCCCTCGTCTAGCATTAAGGGCATCGGCTGTCATCAACCAACTTTCATTTAATCGTGCAGTTGATGATACAGATAATGAAGATGCTATAAAAATGGCTTGTTGTGCTATTGCAGAAGAGATTCAAAAGTTCGAATCAGATGGCAGTACAGACGCTATTTCGAGTGAGTCTGTTGGTGGTTATTCTGTGAGTTATGGTACTAACTCAATAAAACAGATGACTAATAATGATAAATATTTAGAAGCAGCAAGTCTTTATCTAGGTAATACTGGACTTCTATTTTCTGGATTTGCTGATGGTGAATATGGTACTGATCGTGAAGATGCAATCCTTTAGGTGATGTTATGAGAACAAATTCAAACATTACCATATATAACAAATTCATCGATTCAACTACTCGTTCCGAGAAATTCCAAAGAACTCAAATCGTTGATCCATCTTCTGAATACAGTGTGGTTTGGTCTGGTATGAAAGCATCTAGTATTCTTGGAAGTGGTGGAAACATTGCTGCGAATAGCACTACAGTTTTCATTCCTTTTGCTCGTGGTGAGAACTACTTAGAACCTAAAGCATGGCAAGCCCTAGAAACAAAAACTGGGTATTTTACCTTTCAGATCGGTGACTTCGTAGTTAAAGGCTTGATCGATGATGAGATTACCGATGCAGTTACAGAGGGTGAGGTAACAACCCCTGCTTTTACTATCACCGATCTAAAAAAGAAATATGATAATGTTTTATCTGTTTCGTCGGTGAGTCCGATGGACAATGGTAGTTTTTCTATGAGACATTGGCAATTGGGGTGTAAATGATAACAAATAACTCTATTCAGACTCCTCGTGGAATGGTAGTAGCAAATCCTAATGGTAAAGCCGAACTGAAATGGAATACTAACTTTAGGGATGAACGCCAAACTCAATACGATAATGCACAGAAGTATGTGGATAGTGAAGTGCTTCGATTATCTGAACCCTATATCCCTCTTAGAACGGGTATGCTGATCCAGTCCGGTATTTTAGGGACTGAAATTGGTAGTGGGGAAGTGAAGTGGATAGCCCCATATGCAAAGAGTCAATATTATCTTGTTAGAAAGGTTGGTAGTGAAACGGGTGCTTTAAGAGGTTCCCAATGGTTTCAAAGAATGAAAGAAACTCACATCGAAGGCATTGTTTCAGGTGCAAAGAAAATAGCAGGAGGTGGAAATAGATGAGTATTATTGAAAGTTTAAAAACTTATTTCGCTCAATATGATGGTTTGGAAGATGGGAGTCCTTTGTATGTGGATTTTCTTGGTGAGACTCCTGTGTCTTATTCAATTGTTCCATTGGCAGGAACGAAAGTTTTACAAGAATATATTGATGGAAGCAAATTATGTGCTTATCCTTTTGCTTTTCAAAGCGTAGAATCGACTGCCGATGAATTGGCGAGAATTGCCAGTTTCGTATCTTATGAGACATTATCAGATTGGTTTGATACTCAAACAGATGCAGAAGATTTACCCGATCTAGGCACAGGCAAAACTGCCGAATCTATTGAAGCATTGAATTGGGCTTACTTGTTTCAGCAGGGTAGTTCTGATACGGGTGTTTACCAAATTCAAGCTGTCCTGCGATACAAACAAGCAGCAAGTTAGTAAATTAGAAATTTATAAAGGAGTAATAAAAAACAATGGCAAAAATTAAAAGTTCGCAAATCAAAACTTTTATGAACACAACCCCTAGCACTACGGCTTCATACGATTTAATTGGTGATGGTGTAACTGAATCACCCATCAATATGAATCCTAAGACGACAGAAGAACAATATATTCATAATGATAATGCTAGTTTTTCAGTTGATTCTTATGCACCTAAAATGCCTGTTAAACAGACCGCAATTGCAGGTGATGATGTGTTTGAGTTCATAAATGATCTATATCAGACTCGTGCAATCTTGAGTGACGCTGAGACAGATATTTGTAACGTCTGGTTGTATGAAACACCTGCTGGTGGGGAATATCCTGCTGAAAAACAGACAGTCGTAATTGCAATTGATAATGTAAACAGAGTTGGTGGAAGTCCAATTTCATTTGATTACACAATCAATTTCACTGGTGATCCTGTTGCTGGTACGTTTAATCCCACAACGTCTGCTTTTACACCAAACCCTTAGTAGCCCGCCTTACAACGCTGAGTTTTGGTGGGCTGACTCTTACCCCTGTCTTTTCAGCAGACACAGTTTTATACACAACCTCAACAACTAATGCAACAAACACTATCACGGCTACATCGACAGTAGGTGGTGCGACAGTGGTTATTTTGAATGGTGCAACACCTGTAGCCAGCGGCGATCCTGCTACTTGGTCTGCTGGTGTAAATCATGTCAAAGTAACTGTTTCAGTTGCAGGGGAAGATGATGGTGTGTATCACATTGATGTGACGAAATCATAACAATAAATCAAAATTTTAATAAATCCAATCCCTCTCTAATTAAACAGAGGGGGATTGGTAGAAAGGTTATATAAATATGCAACAGAGTCTAAAGATTGACTCAGGTGAAGTACGTCTTGCCATTGAAGATGAAAATGGCAACATCAAAGGGGAAATCAAATTCAATCCAAAAGATGAACTTTTTGCTGAACGTTTTTATCGTGTTATGAAAGAGTTTCAGCAAAAGATGCAAGAAAGCGAGGAACGATCAAAAGAATTAGATAGTAATACAAAACTAGATGAGAATGGTTTACCAGTAAATATTGAAGAGGGAATGGTATTTTTACGTGAGACTTGTTCTTACATGCGTGAGAAGATTGACTATTTATTTGGATCAGGAACTTCCCAAATAGTATTTGGGGATGTTCTTAGTTTCGATATGATTGCTCAATTTCTCGATGGGGTGACACCATATATTCAAACAGCACGTTCGAATAAACTCGAACAATATATTCCAAATAAACCAACAAAACCACAATTCCAAAACGTTAAGAAAGCTCGTAAGAGTTCGGGGCGTAAGCGAAAATAAATGTGAACATACTAACTGATACTTTACCGACAACTGTTGAGATTGATGGGATTGAATATCCTATAAATACAGGTTTCAAAGATTGTTTGAGAGTTATTTTGGCGTATGAAGATGTTGATTTAACGCCACAAGAAAAACAAATCATCCTTCTGTCTAATATGTATCCTGAACCACCTCACGATTTAAACAAAGCACTCGAAAGAGCTAATTGGTTTTTAAATGGTGGAAATGATAACAGTGAAAAAGATGATTCACCAAGAGTCATTTCATTTTCAAAAGACTCAAACCTGATCTTTGCCGCATTTAGACAAACTCACAATATTGATCTATCCAATGCTAACTTACATTGGTGGCAATTCATGGCTTTGTTTATGGATTTAGGTTCTGAAACGACATTCTGCCAGTTGGTTTCACTTCGCAAAAGAGTCAAAACAGGTAAAGCAACACCAGAAGAATTAGAAATCTCTCGTGAGATAGGTGATTCATTTGTTATTCCTGAAATTGATAATCGGGATTTAGATGAAAAAGATCAAGAGGCAGAATTTTTAAGATTGATTGAACAGGGAAAATCTATGAAGAAAGGAGGATAAAAATTAATGTCTTCAGCAGGTTATGATGGAAGCATAAGAATTGACACTAGGGTGAATACCAATGGATTTAATGCCGGAATAAAGAAAATTACGACTTCTGCTGGTGCTGCTCTAGCAACAATAGCAGAAAAAACAAAGAGTATTGGTAAGAAAGCGGGTGAAACTTTAATCGTAGTGGCATATAAAGTAGGAGGAGCATTTAAGTGGGTGGGTAGTACGCTTTTAAATGGATTTAAAAAAGTCTTAGGAATTGTTACTGGTATTATGGGTATTCTTGCAGTTGGTATTATCTTTGGTAATGAACTTCTAGAAAAACTGACAAGGGATATTGATAAGACATCTAAATACAATGAGTTAGTGATGAAGATGAAAGACTCTTTCAATGGTTTGAAAGGAGCATTACTATCTGTATTTGCCACATTGCTTACGGCTGCTATGCCGATTATTACTAAAGTTATAAACTGGTTAACTACAATGCTCAATAAACTGAATATGATTATTGCAGCATGGTTAGGGCAAAAGACAGTTTTACAAGCAGTAGTCACTAGCACAGCTCAGATTGCTAAGAATAATGAAAAATCTAAGAAGGCTGCTCAAGGTGCATTAGCTGCTTTTGACCAAATAAATGTTCTGCAAAAAAGCGAATCAGATTCATCTGCTGCGGAAAATGCTTTATCACCGATTTCATTCAAGGAAGTTCCGATTGACGAAGGAATTGCTCAAAAAGTAGCCGATGTAAAAGGTAAGTGGATTGAATTTGTAGATGGTGCTAAAACCAAATGGCAAGAGTTCAAAGATTTTATCTTTTGGGATAATTGGAAAGAATTCTTTGGACGTGTATGGGAAGATGTGAAAATCGTATGGGCAAACTTTATTGACTTTGCTATATTGCTATGGAACAATTTTATTGACACATGGACAAGAATCTTTGCCAATACCTCAGAAATAATTTCTGGAATAAAAGAAAATATCATAAAATTTTTCAATGGTATCAAAGAATTTATTACGGGTGTATTTACAGGTGATTGGGCATTAGCATGGCAAGGTATAAAAGATATTGTTAGTGCGGCATTTGACAACTTGTGGTTGATTATTAAAGGCACTATAACAAATATTGGAATCTTTCTTAGTGGTTGGGGCAAGGCTCTTAAGATAATCTTCGAACCAGTACTTCAATGGCTCGAAGAAAGATTTGTAACTGCTAAAACTAAAATCCTTGCAGTATGGGAAAGTATTAAATTAGGATTTCAAAACGCATTTGGCGGCATAAAAGATTTTGCGAAAAACTCAATCAATTCCATTATTGACTTCATTAATCGCTTAGTTCAAGGTGTAGTTAGCGGTATCAACACTATTATTAATGCTGCTAATGGGGTAGGAACATTCATCCCCGGATTCGAACCTCTAAATAATATTGATGCACCTAAAATTCCGAAATTGGCTACAGGAGCCGTGATTCCTCCTAATGCTGCATTTGCTGCGATTCTAGGGGATCAGCGCAATGGGAAGAATCTTGAAGCCCCAGAGGGACTCATTCGGCAAATCATCAGAGAAGAAATGCAAGGTGGAATAGGTGGTGATCTCACAGTGAGTATGCCTGTTTATCTTGATGGTCAAAAGATTTATGAAAATCAAAAACGAATACAAACTAGGCAGGGTAGGTCATTACTGAAAGGAGGTGTTGCATGATTACTCTTGATGGAACCTCTTATGATATCAATATTATATCAATGAAGCGTAAGGCTGAATTCGTTGATAAATTTGCGGAACGCACAGAAGACGGAATATTACATCGTGAATTAATCGGTGTATATTTTAACTATTCTCTAACTCTCTCGCCGGGATCGGATGTTGCTGAGTATGCTGCTTTTTATAGCAATATTACTGAACCAGTTGAGTTCCATACGGTAACGGTTTATGACTCAGATGGGGAATATACCTATGTGGCATATGTGGCTAATGTTTCGGATGAGGTACGCAAAGTTCAAGGTGCTTCTGTGTTCTGGAAAAGCCTAACTATAGATTTTATCTCTCAATCACCCGCGAGAACACCATGACAACAACCTATCCAATCATAAAATTTGGACGAAACGATATGGTGATTAGTGATGACATAGCGACTATTTCCTGTACTAATCTTCAATCTTTTGCGGATATAAATGACCTAGAAACAGGAGTCGTAACTTATCGTCCCTATATAACCTATGAGCCTAATTTTTGGCTTTTGGATGGCGGATATAAATTCAAACCATCAACCCCCGTTCATGTGGGGTTGATGAGTTCCGCCTTAAGTGGGGCAGATCGTAACTTTGCAGTTGGTGATAGACCAGTATTAACTATTACATTCAATAGTGTACATTCAACGACTAATGGACTCAAGGTATATTTTTCGGAATATACAACTGATTATGTTGATAGCATTTTGTTTGATTATTATGATGCTAGCAATGTGCTTATTCGTTCTGATCTCTATAATCCGTCAGGCACAACTTTTTCAACGGGTCAAGCAGTAAACAACTTCAAAAAAGTCGTAATTACTTGTGGAAGAACCAATAAAGCATATCGCTATGCACGTATAACCCAAATTGACTTTGACAGTGTTGTTCAATTTAAAGATACAGATGTCAAATCGGCTCGTGTAGTGGAACAAATTAATCCTCTGTCTGTGGAATTGCCATTCAATACGTTAGACTTCACTTTATTTTCTAATGATGGGGATTTTTCTATCGTTGATCCATCTGGTTTTTACTCTGATTTGCAAAATAAAGAACCAATTGACTTGTATGAAAGCATAGATAATGAAACACTTTATATGGGTCGTTTTTATTTAGATACATGGGAAAGTCAAACCGAAAACCTTGCCACATTTAGATCGTCGGATGCAATTGGACTGTTAGATGGAATTACTGCAACAGGTGGATATTGGTCATCTCACTATGGTTCACCGTTTGATATTGCTGTCGAAGATTTACTTTCTCTTATGTTTGCTTCTACAGATATTGATTATGAACTAGATGCCAGTTTGAACGGTACGGTTATTGAGGGTGTTTTACCTGTCTGTACTTACCGTGAGGCTTTACAGCAAATTGCTTTTGCATGTGGTGCATATGTTACTTGTGCTAGGTCTAATGTAATTCAAATCAAGCCAACAGAGTTAGCAAGTAGTTTGGTCACATACGATCATACAATTACATCGGCTCAAAAAGCATTGGGGCAACCTGTTTCATTCAGACCTTTAGTAACTGGCGTTGAAGTAATAAGCCATTTATATAACGAAAAGAATCGAAATATTGATACTGGTAGTTCAGTAGAATTTCTCGTTCGTTCATTTCCCGCTGGCGATCATACAATCATCTTTGATGAACTTCAACATAATCTTTACCTTACTGGTGCAACACTGGTTTCTCCTGCTGTTGGCATGTACCCTGTTGTATTTCTTTGGGGTTTAAGCGATACTTTCTTGAATGGATATACAAATTATCTCGTTATTCATGTTGCATCACCAACAACGGTTCATATCGAAAGTGAAGCAACGCTATTAGATCAAGGGAAAACTGTTGGTGTTTATATGTCTGTTCCTACAGGAACGAAACAAAATATTCTTAGCATCACAGATGCAACTCTAGTTCACGCCGATAATGTACAAGCAATTACTCAACAAGTTTATGATTATTATCAACAGAGATATTTGCAAAAAGCAAAGTTGTTCGGATCAAAGGTCGCTGTTGGTGATTCTGTCTTGATTGATACTCAATCTGGACGGCAGATTAAAGGTATTGTTGAGAAAATGGAAACCGATTTGGCAGGCGGAATGATTTCGAATACCGAAATAATAGGAGTAGTCGTATGAGTTATGTAACCCCAATATTTGACCGTACTTTAGCGGATATTACTAATAAAACCAGTAAAGCATATTTCAATGTAGCAGATTGGGTTAGGGTAAATGGAAATGCCGAATATATTAAAGAACTTATTGAGAGCTTTCTTGGTATCTCAATTCAACTTGATACCGTTTCAACTCCTACTACGGCAACTATTCCGACAGTAACAGATTTGAATACATTACTTGCAAATATAGAACATTTGAGAACTGTATCCGAAGTAATCCAAACTACTGCAATAAAACACGATTGGGTTGCTGGTATTGGCGAAAAAGCACCAGATTATTTAGATGTAAATAAATGGGAACAAACAATTGATGTTATTTGTCATGTTTATAGTAATTATGATGATTATGCACTAAGATTTCCGAGAACTGGAATCGCCAAATCTGGTGTAGGCAGAACAAGAAACAACAAGTTTAGATAGGAGGTAATGGATGGCGAAATTATACACAAAGAATACTTGGACAGACGAAATATTGTCTGGTGATGAAAGATATAACATCTTAGAAAACGGGGGTGGTGCTTTCAAAAGTAATATGCAGATCAACCTAGCAACGGGTGTATCTGTTGCAGGAACAGCACTAACAGCAACTAGGATGAACAATATTGAGAATGGGGTGGATGCTTTAGATGCCCTACTTGCCAGTTTTGATAATTATCAGATCGTGGCGAGTATATCTTCAAATAATCTAACTGTAGCAATTAAGGATTTAGCTGGAAGTGATTGTTCTGCCACTTCTCCTGCACGTTTTAGAGTTGGAAATACTGTTTATAGTTTACAAGCAGCGGCTAGTGTTACGAAAAATGCTGGAACGAATTGGTGTAATCTTGGTGGGGCTGAACTAGCAGGATTTCCAACAGATTTATTTGTTTATGCTATTGCGGAAACAGGTGCTTCGGCAG